CTACGGACAGAGTCGAGACGCTGCCGAGGTCGAAGAGCTGGTGGCGGATAACGCCTGGCTCGTGCACCTCGGCTCGCAGGTAGGCGCGCTTGGCATCCTTGGGATCGCGCTTCACCCAGGCGAGGGTGACCCGGATGACCCGACGCACATCGTCATCGTCCAGTTCGGGAAAGTAGATGCTCGCTGGAACCTCTTCGATGATTGCTTCCGGCTGCTCGGCCTGCGGAGTCCGCTTGCCCCAGCGCACCTTGTAGACCGCGTCGCCTCGGAATGAGTTGGACAGGGCGGATTCGTAGTTGACGGCGTGCAGGTTATTGCGACTGACGAGCTGAGCCAGCGCTTCCTGTGCCTTCTCATCCTCCTGCGTCGCCATGAAGTCCGGCTGCTCGCCGAAGAGTAGGTCGGCGGACAGACGCGAGATCAGCCCCGCGAAGTTGGCGACGATGTAGCGCTTCATCTGGTAGGGCTGCGGCACCACCGCAAACACCAGCTTGTGCTGCCCCAGAAACAGCCGCTCGTATCGCTGGTAGGCGGTGATCCGCTCCTGGTGCCCCTTCGGCGGGTAGGTGCTCAGATCAAGTGCCACGGTTCTCCTCGCTCTCCGGCCCTGTCCAGGCCAAAAGAAAAGGCGGGCCACGCGAGCATGACTGCTCATCGTGACCCGCCGTATCTGCGCGATGATGGCGGATTCTATTCGCCGCTGATTGTAGCCCGATCGCCGCCGTCGGTCAATCCCGGCAGGCCGCCTCCCAGGCGGTAGTGGGGCCTGCGTTCGATGACGTGCAACTCCTGCGGCTGGCCCTTATGGAACTTGATGCTCACCACCAGTTCGCCGAAGCCACCTGACATCTCGCTCTCGCGGTTGATCGCGGCGATCAGGTCTTCCCAGCAGCGCTGCTTCTCTCTCGGTATCGGTGCCATCACCATCCCGCCGGTCGTTGAGTCGTGCCGCGAGACATGCCCCGCTTGCGCGCTTGCCAGGCGATGCCGGCCGCCATCACCCGGTCGTCGAACTTGCCCTCCTGCGCCTCCTGGGAGCCGGTGTCCGTGGTGACGAAGGTCAGGCATTCGTCCACCAGGTCGGGCGAGTGAATCAGCAGGTGGGCACCGGCAATCGCCGCCGCCAGATCGTCAACCAGGATGGGCTTGGTGGCCTGGTCGGTCGGCCAGCCGAGCATGGGCTTCCCTCTGCCAGTCTGGTCATAGCGCACATGGTAGTAGAGCCGCGAATAGCGGCAGACGTTGCGAAGCGTGTTGAGAGTCGAGTGCCCGTGGTTGTTGCGCTCCACCGCCACCGCCGCCAGGTTGTAAAACCGTCCCAGGGCGTCCAGCAGGTGGCCGAATCTGTCCGGCGGGATGCGCCCATGCAGTTCTGCGACCTGCTCCCCACTCTCCCGGTCAAGCACACAGGCGCAGGAGGCATCCCCACCCGCCAGCCCTTCGCCCACGTCCGCGCCGACGACATACTGCCGACCCGCCTCCGGCCTTTTCCAGATCGACAAACGCGCAGGAGCGACGCTGAGGTCGCTGCTCCTGGTGCCCTTGAGCGAAGCAAGCACGACCGGCGCGGGCTCGGTGACGATGCGGGCCTGGATTGCCAGCAGGGACTGCGTGTCGAAGCAGCAGCGCCCGCTCGCCAGGAAGCAAGTCACATCATCCTCAGGGTATTCGGCCTTGAAGCGGTCTCGAAGCTGCCGCTGCTTATCGCGCCGCCAGCGAATCTGATCGTCGTCAAGGCTCCACGCGCGCTTGAGCCGCGTCTCCTCCTGGCTGAGGTCGGTCAGTGGCTCGCCCGCGATCCGATAGGCTGGGTCTTCCCACCAGACATAGAACGCCGTCGCAAAGTCATTGCCGCCGCTTTTGGCCTCGGTCCAAAGGCTGTGAAAGAAGTTGCCCATCCCATTTGCGGTGGACTCGATGACGATTCGGCCACCGGTGGGAACCGCTTCCGTCAGCGCAGTCAGGGCTTCTTCAGGCTTCGGCCAGAAGGCGAACTCCGAGCAGTGCAGGTTGTTGATGGTCTGTCCCCGTCCGAACGTTAGGCTGCCGGCGGTGCCCACGTAGAACTGGCTGTTGATCTTCGGCCACAGGAACTCTCTGCGGTTTGAGAAACGCGGCGGCCCCACCCGACGGCGCTCCTCTTCCGGCAGCCGCTCCCAGAACAACTGCACGATGCGGAAGATCTTCTCGCTGGAATCGGTATCGTGCGCCACGATCACCGAAGTCGTATTCAGTCGCAGCAAAGTGTCCGCGAAGAACAGGCCGCAGATCAGCGTCGTGAAGCCGAGCTGCCGCGGCTTCAGAATCATGTCCCGAAGCGTGCGGTGATCCCAGTAATCTACCTGGGCCGCGTTGAGCAGGAACGGAATCACTCGTCTATCCTTCGTGCGAATCCACAGGTTCGCTTCGATCCACGGCCTGGGATTCCGCCGCTCCTCCAGCAGGGCCGCCAGCCGGGCCTCCAGCGCCTCTCGCACACGCGCGGAGGAAGGTAAGGGCAGATTCGGCCTCGCTGTCGCTGAGTTGTCGCAAATCGAGGTCACCAAGTAACACCTCCTCCGGAACCTTCTTCATCAGTCCAAGGGACTGCAGGATGCGCAGCCGTTCCCCAATGGATTTGAGAACGAGGTTGAGATAACCCACCCGCGCCAGCGACCCGTCGGGAGCGGCCATGCAGTCGGTCCAGGCCTGCCGCACGATGGCATCCAACTCCGAAGCCGCCTGCAGACCGGCGTCCACCACCGCTTTCTCTGAAGCCGCCGAAAGCGCCACCGCGGACTGCCCTCGCGCTCGCATCGCCGCCAGGTCGCGGGTGATGGTGCGCCGCGAGATGCTCATGAGCTGGCCGACCTCGTGTTCGGTCAGTTTGCGCACCACCCGCAAATGCCAGACCCGTTCCTGCCGGCGCGCAATCGCCTCCCGTTCTTCTGGCGTCCCTCGCGGCATCAGCCCATCATCCCCCTCAGCGCGTCATTTTGCGCCATTATCCCGCCTCCGCGCGCCTGGGAAAGCGCGCGCCGTCGGTCGCACGGACTTGTCCGCCGTAGCCTTGGCGAAGGCGAATCGCCTCTCTGCCCGTCATCCGTTGCCAGCGCTCGATGGTGACGTCGCAGTAGGCCGGCTGCAGTTCCACCGCGCGGCAATGCCGTCTCAGCCGTTCGGCCGCGATGAGCGTCGTGCCCGCGCCGCAGAAGGGCTCCAGGATGAGACCGCCCACGTCCGAGTGCAGCTTCAGGCAGCGTTCCGGCAGCTCGACCGGAAACATCGCCGGGTGCACGTCGTTCGCGGGCACCGTGTTGATCTTCCAGATGCCCGCATATCCCCAGGCCTTGCGCTCCACCTGGGTCAACCGCTGCACGAAGCGATGCTGCGCCTGGGCAAAAGCGGTGACGAAGGCGTAGGGCCGCTCGGCGGGCATCTCCAGCGCCGCGTTCTCGTCCGCAAAAGTCGCTACATACTCATACTGCTGCGCCGGTTTGTTGGAGACGAGGTGATAAGGCCCCACCCCGAAGTTCAAGCCCTGCTTTTCCCAGATGCGAATCCAGATGGGCCGCATCCCCACCTGCATGAAGAGCTGGATGGAATAGGCCAGCGTGGGCTCGATGAACTGCGTGCCGGTGGCATACAAGTCCACCATCTGCCAGCAGACGATCTCGGCACACCGGCTCAGGTTCTCGATCACCGGCTTGACGGTCTCAAACCAGGGCGTGATCCCTTTCTCCTCGTACTCCTTGCCGACGCCGTAAGGAGGCGAGGTGATAGCCAGTTGGGCTTTGCTGCCTTCCAGAAGTAACTCCAACGTGTCCGGATCGCGGGCATCCCCGCAGATCAGCCGGTGCTCGCCCAGATCCCAGATGTCTCCACTCCGGGTGAAGGGCTCGGCTGGCGGCTCACCCGGGCCCGGGTCGATCATCCCGGATTCCTGTCCGGTCTCCAGACGGGAGAGAAGCTCACGCAGCGAATCTTCATCCCAGCCGGTGGAATCCAGCGTGCCTGCCTGCTGGCGCTCCTGCAGAAGGCGGGCCAGGATCTGCTCGTCGTCAACTGCGAGACGGACTGTCTCGTTGTCATCGAGCAGGTAGGCTCCCGGATTGCTGCCGGTATAAACCTTGACCGCCACCTCCTGCCAGCCCGCCGCTTTCGCGGCTTCGAGCACCCCGTGCCCGGCCAGGATGACGCCTTCTGGAGTCACCACGATGGGCTTTTGCTGACCGTGGCGCAACAGACTCGTGCGCAGCACCTGCACCTGTTCCGGTGGATGCGAGCGGTAGTTCCGAGGATTGGCCTGCAGACGCGCGATAGGCCAGAGTTCTATCTCATACTCAGTGCTTACGTTTACCCCGAGCGCGGCCGAGGGGGACGCCAATGGCTCACTCATCCGCCGTCTCCGTTTCTGCGGTTTCTTCGGAGGGCATGTGCCCGCTTATGAAATGACTGCAGATTGTGGCCAGGCACTCTCCGCGTCGTGCGCCTTTGCCCAATCGCTGTTTCGCCTGCTGCATCGCTCGTTGGAAATAGTCATGCTCCTTGCCCAGGAGCACCACCGTCACCGGAACTGGCGCTTCGGCAGCCTCCCGCATGGCCTGTTCCTCCAGCTTGCCCTGCAGGTCGGCCGGAAGCTTCAGCAACTCCAACGAATCCCGCAGTTGGCTCTCCGACCAGGGCAGCATGTTCGCCAGGTCATCCACCGAGTAGGTGCGGTTCAGATCATGCACCAGGTTGGCGAGCCGGACCGGGACCGGCTGGCCGCGCAGGTAGTTGAGTTGCAGTCCTCTGACTTTCGCTTCTTCAGGCGAGATGTGCCAGACCTCACAGGGCAGTTCCTCCAGGCCAAGATCGCCAGCCGCCTTCCAGCGGTGATAGCCGTCCACGAGCAGGAAGTCGCCTTCGCCGTCTGGATCGGGCATGACCTTGAGCGGCTCCATGATGCCCTTCTCGCGGATACTCTCGACCAACTTGGGGTAGTTGGCCGGATCGAAGGCGTTGGCGTTCCACTCATTCGGTCGAATGCGCTCTCGCGCGATCATCTCAGGCATGGTCCACACCCTCCGAAATCAGACTCTCCAGGTCGTCTACGATCAACAGACCCAACGTCACAGCCTCCTCATGCTCTCGCCGCGCTCCCTGGCTCTGCTCCCAGCCCGGCAGCAGCAGGATGGCGTCGCAGGTTGCCAGCCACGCCATGCCCAGCCGTAGGAAGTCCTCATAGCCGCAGCTGTCCTCCCAGCCCGCCGTCATGGTGTGCGGGCAAAAGGGCGTATGGCCGGCTTTGAGTAGCCGCTGCGCAGCCAGGCTCGCGCGTCGAATGTTCTCCAGGCGCGACTCATCGCGTCCGTCTTGTGGGGTGTAGGGGCCTGCCACGTAGACCTTCATCTCAGCATCTCTCCAGCGAGTATGATGAACTCCCGGTTCGCCTCTCGCTTCGCCTGGGTAGCCACCGCGTTCATGTGGGAGTAGGCGATCTCCACGGCACGCGTCGGGCGGAAGCGCTCAATCGTGCCGCGTACGGCATCGAGGTCTGCCACAGCGTTGCCATAAGAGATCACCCAAAGCGGATAG